ATGCTTCGTATCAACGTAATTTTTGACAAAGCACTCAAAGACACTTTACCCACCGGCACTTTTGACGCGCTTCGTGATGAAATCGAAAAACGCATCCCACAAAAATATCAGGAATCTGATATACGAATCGCCTGGGGATCAAATACTAATTTTTCTCTAGATGGATTAAAGAAAGGTGACAAAAAAGAAGATCTGGAGACGCTTATGCAGGAGATTTGGGAGGATGACGGCTGGATGCCGGAAATGGAAGATGTCTATGATGATGTAGAATATTTTGATAAGTAAGCGACAGCCGCGCCGGACATCCACCTGCGCGGCTTTGTTTTATTCTTCTGAGCCTCCGGTCTGCTCTGCTGCTTCCTGCGCTTCACGCTCAGCCTGCTCACGCTCCATCTGTTCCGCCAGTTCACGTTGCTTCACATTCCACACAGAGCCCTGTGGCATTTCCACACGCACATCAAGGCGAGTGGATTCCGGCAGATCACACGGTTCACCGTCCTGATAGAAAATACGCTCACCTTCCGGGGTGATCTCTTTCAGCCGCCAGTTCTGGAAGCGTTCCGGTAAATGCGCATGCTGACGGTGACAGGTTTCAATAATCAGACTACCGTCTTCCTGTACGCGGTCATCGACATAAACCAGCTCAAGGCCGTTATTGTCTTTCGGTACCGAAATACCACCGTTTACGCCCCATGCACCATCTGCGTTATAACCGAGTATACCAGTAATGTGATACTGGCCGGTGCCGGTACAGAGAACCTCTGCACCTTCGGATTCGTCGTTGGTTTTGTAGTTGCCGTCCGGGTGGATTTGAATGACAGGCGATGCCCGTTTAATAAATCCATTGCCGTCAACGGCAGTGTTGGATTCTGTCCATACCGTCCAGGCATTTGACATGGTTGCTAAATTAACATTCCCTGATCTGAAATATAAATGCCCGGATTGCGTCAATAACTGGAAGTTTGACCTATTCCCTGATACGTCAGGCCATCCTCTGAATGTTGCCATTCCAATGACGGTATTGTCTGTTCCGCCCCATACTTTATCTCTGGTACTGATTCCGCAGGACACACCGGGAGGATACGCAGCAAAGCTTCGTGTGTAGTTATAATCAAGGTTGCGATAATCAAAATGTGTTTGCCTGGCAAGCTTGTCATTCAAATCATTTGGTTCACCGGCAGGAGCATTATAAGGCAGCAACGTACTCCGGTATGTCTCTGTATTGCGAACCCATTCACTTACCGCTTTCTCATGTGGCACTTTAGTTGTTGATGCCCCGACTGATGCTGAGAGTTGCACAATCCCTTTTTGGGTCGTTGTTGCATCTTTAGGTTCAGGGATTTTAATATTATCTACTTTTTCGTCTATTTTCTTAATCGCTTCATTCAGCGCTTTAATGCTATCCAGCGTCACCTTCTGGCCGTTCGGCAGCTCAATTTCTACCTGGCCGGTGTCTGTCATCCACTGCTGCATTGCCTGGAGAAAATAAACGATATAACCCTGATTGGCTGACATGGTACGTGCTACATCTGAAATGGTGTCCGGTACCGTGGTGGCAATGGAGTATTTCGCGCCGCTGAGCGTTACCGGAGCATTGAATGACAACACCAGTTCGGTATCACTGTTTACCGCGCGGATCATCATGCTGACAGGTGCAGTACCGTTCTCGATGCTGATGAGCTGGCCCGGGGCAACACCGTGAATGTTCTTTTTCCACTGTGTACCGGTACCGGTCACAATCGGTGAACCGGCGTTAATGGCTATAGTGCCGTCTGTGTAAATCATGGGGTTTCCTTAAATTTCAGACGAAAAAAAACCGCCGGAGCGGTTGTTATTGTGATTAGTTATATTCCCTGGTATCTATATAAAAATACTGATTACCGATATTGGTGCCTGACATTTGTCCTGCGACAATCATTGAATTCCATATGGCTTTACTCCCTGCTCCGCAGCCTGTAATTCTTACCGTTTTACCTCCGTGATCATCCGGTAATCCAAGAATGCCAAGCGTTGATATCAGAACAGCGCAGGGAACCCCGGTTTCCGCCGTTCCTGACTGTGAACCAAAATTATTTCCGGTCAGTATACGCAGTGGTCTCTGACTGGATGCATGAGTTAATAATCCGTTATTGTAAATACGCACCCCCCACTTCTGAGGGAAGGCGGAAATGTAATACGATGATTTTACGAATACATAAATATCAAACGGCATACCCGGGTCGCCTTTAAGATCCACACACCAGTAATTATTTACCACTGTGATATCACATAATCCGTTTAATGATATTCCGGTAAAATTTGCAGCCCGGATAAAAACAAGCGGTGTGGATTGATCCGTGCGCTGAAACAGTTGTGTGACTCCCGGCGTTATTCTTATCTTTTTATAAAAAACAGAAGCTCCGTAGGGGGAGAGTATTTCTTCCGTTCCGTTGTTGTAAACCTGTGCGCCATATCTCATGTGACCATCACCATTACCACCACATTGGCATTATTGCCGCATTTCCAGCTTACGGTATTTCCGTTAACGCTAATGAGCGTCCCGGTTATGCTCGGGCTGATATTAATTGCGGATATTGAAAGTGTTTTACCATGCGGGATATTTGAATAAGTTCGTGACCCGTCCATGGTCACATTAAACTGGTCGAGAATAAAACTGGACCCGGTAATTTTTATCGGCTTTCCTTTGTCATCGTAGATTTCTATTCCCCATGACATGAGAACTCCTCAAGGTGTTCCGGTTTTATCCATCCTCCTCTGATCCTGAAACCGAGCTGAGGAACCTGGTGATACATGTATCCCTGTTTGTTCTGTCGTCGCTTATCAAATTTAACGATCACGTTATTCCCCATGCCCGGCGTTTTAATACTGTAAATACCGGTGCAGTTCACTTTTTCATAACCTGTTGCACACCCTGACACCATTACTGCTGTTATGACTGCTATTAGTTTTTTCATTGTTAATCCCCAAGGTAACCAATTTTCACTGCCAGTTTCCCGTTTTCGTCATAAACGATTATCTGATTGTTTTTAATTACCATCCGACCGGTGTTTCCCCCTGAATCAACATCCAGCGTTCCGCGAAATATTGCGCTGTTAAACTCAGCATTTCCGGTTTTGGCATCAATCAGGAAACCATTTCCGGCTTTACCCGGCACATAGTTCTCCGACTGCATTTTATCAGTGACAACCACGCTGTTGAGCCATGCCTGATTAATGAACGCCTCACGCATAAACACCTGACCGTCCTTCATGTACATAAACAGATCCATGGATTTATTCACCGGGTTATAAAATGCAAACTGCTGGGCGCTGAATCCGATAAGCGTGTTTACCTGTCCGCCCTTCAGTTCGGCACCGATAACCATGCCAGCGGAATAGTCCTCACCGTTGTAATGAATACGGACTTTCATATCGTGAACCACCGATGCCTGACCGGATGCCATATCCCACTGCGCCCGGATGGAGTTCTGCGCCATGGCGAAACTGTCGTCTGCAGTCACCTTCACCGCGTCGATTTTCTCGGCCAGCGCCGTGGTTTCCGTGACTGTATAGTTGCGGACTTCGATAATTTCGGCTTTCATCGCGCCGTTTTCACGCTGCCAGTAACCCCACTGACCATAAGCGTTGTTGGCGTTGTTGATAATGGCCTCGAAGTTATCATCCGCCTGCGACTGCAGGTCTTTGATGATTTGTGAGTCACCCAGCCCGGCAGCGACTTCATCAATAATGGTCGAGGCGTCAAACTCGGCCACACCGCGCACAAACTCAGTCCAGGGAGACTGATTGCCGGTTTTATCCACCAGGCGGGCGCGGAAATAAAACGCGGTACCGGCAGCCAGACCGGCAAGCTCATGAGAGCGGGACGGGTACGGCACATCGGCTAACAGCAACAGGTTCTGTCCGTCATTGGTTTTGCTGTACTGAATTTCGGTTTTCAGGGTATCTTCCGTGAATCTCCCGAACTCCCAGTTCAGTTTGATCCCGAATACCAGTGTGGCCGCACGGAAGTTCAGCGGCATCGGCGGATCTCCCACCTTACCGGTCAGCCGGGTTTCCTCTGAATATCCCCAGCCGCTGGAAATTTCAGCCGCATTAATCGCCCTGACACGCACCAGATAGCGACCTGAATACACCCCGGGCACGTCAAACGAAGTGGTGGCATTGCGCGGCACATTGATCCAGTTACCGTCATCACGCCGCCACTGCGCCTCATAAGCAATCGCGTTCTCTGCCGGTGACCAGGTAACCTGCATGGTTTCAATACTGATCCCCTGATTCACCACAGAGTAAGAGCTGATGGTGATATCTTTCGGCGGGAACTGGTTACCCGGCGGAATAACACTGATAGGACGCTCATCAAGTACCGCACCGGTGTCTATCCGGTCGTATTTGTCCGGGTCATGCATAGCTGCGGATATCGTGAACGTACCGTCATCATTCTCAGTCACACTCACCACCCGGTACTGCTGGGCATACAGATCGTCTGATTCAGTCACCCAGACGCACTCCGGTTCCGGTGTTTCGCTGTATGCTGTGGTGACAGTAATTACCTTGTCCGTGACCATCTGGATAGTGCGGGCCTGTGATTTGCCGGACGGCAGGTTCAGCATCAGGCGATCGCCCGGAGCGGCATCCGGCTTGCGGTCGAGGGTGATACTCCGGCCATTCACTGCACTGACGCGGCCGCCGGTCACTTTCCCGGACAGGTTTTCATCCGCCACCGCAATGATGTAGCCAGGCTGCGGGATATTACCGTCCAGCCCCACACCGAATGTCACTACCCGGTCTTTGTTGTTGGTCAGTATGCCCCAGCGGCCTTTGCGGTTGGCCTCTGACTGGCGGGTGCAGCCGATCGCCGTCATCTCCAGCTGATTAACGCCGAACCGGAAAACCAGTTCATTTTCAAATACCGGTTCCATGTCATCGGCATAGCCGTTCAGCGGATCTGAGTACGATACCAGCGCGGAGGAATAGCGGACCTTACTGCTGCTGCCGGAATAGGTGAACTTTCCGTCCAGCACGTTGGCTTTGGTGTAGCTGTAATCAATGTCACGCGGCATATCCGCCAGGGTGATAATCTGGTTGCCGCCCCAGTAGGTCATGCCCCGGAAGATGGCGGCAAAGTCACGCAGCACGGTATAAGCTTCATTGCGATCCTGCACATACACATCACAGATATAGCGCGGCTCAGTGCCGCTGCCGCCCTTACCGTCCGGTACCGGCTGATCACAATACTGCGCAACGCGGTACAGCTCCCATTTATCGATATTCTGCATTTTGATGCGGTCACCGAGACCGAAGCGATCGGAAACCACAATATCGTAAAATATCCAGGCGGGGTTATTGGTCCACGCCCACTTAAACGAACCGTCCCAGGTACCGGAATACGTCCGGTGTTCCGGGTCATAGTTTGACGGTACACGGATAACCCGCATCTTCGGCTCACAGGTGACCTGCGGGATCGAGCCGTTAAACTGTTTTGAATCAAACTCGATATACAGCAGCACGGTATGCGGATAGGTCAGTTTGGCGTCGATCACCTCGGTATAACTCTGCAGCACTATGGTGTCACCGATTTTAGCGCTGTTGGCATCCGGCGTGATTTTTCGCACCCGCAGCGTCCAGGATGTGACCGACTGCGGCAGATCAATACGGTGAGTACGCTCATAACCGGAAGTGGTTTTACCTTTTACGCGACCATCCACAACGGTTCTCCAGCTGCCGCCGTCAGTCTGTAAATCAATGGCGTATTTCACTTCGTTGCCGACCATATCCCCGTTATCCTCCTGACGGAACAGGGACGGCCATTTCAGGCGGACACGGATTGCAGACAACTGCGGATTGGTGAATGCATGCGCCCACGGCGTACTGCTCTGCACCATAGTGCCGACCGTAATTTCATTCTCCGCCGCCGGCATCCCCTGAATGTAAGTTTGTGCCTGAGTGCCGGGACGGTATTCCCATACCACGCCGGGAAAGTTTTCGGATCCGTCAGCATTCAGCAGCGGCGTGCCGTCCAGAAAGATATTCTTCCCGGTCAGCTCACCGGAAAATTCCCCCTCACCGAGGGCGATCAGCAATTTGGCTTTTGCAACAGACTGTAAGTCGTCCGGCTGTTCGACGGGCGTGCGCGGGCTGCCACCGCCGCCTTTGCGGCCTGTGATTTGTGTCATTGTGGGATTCCTGCTGAATAACGGAGAGAGGATTACTGCTGATCTTCGACGTAAATTCCGGCTGAGATAACGGCTCCGCCGATGCGGCGCTTACCGTAACCGATCGGTACCGGGTAACCCTGAGAAACGGTGTTCGTCGGCGCACCGAACGCATAGGACGGTTTATTTTCGCCCTGATCTTTCATGGCGATCCCGTTTGGCTGCGGGGACAGCATCTGGATAATGCCGCCCAGCATCATCGCCGCGCCGGTTGTGGCCATAAAGCCAACCATGCCGCCAGCACCAAAAGCGGCAGCAATACCACCCGGCCCCATCCACACCGCAGCGGCCACCAGCACAGCACCGAATATGGTCTGAAATAACCCACCGCTCTTGCTACCGATCACCACCGGTACAATCCGGATAACATCATCAGTCACCGGAAAACCGAGGTCATCCACCCCGATATTCTTTTTCCCGCGAAATACCGCGTAAGTCAGTCCTCGGGATTTACTGGTATTCAGGAATTGCTCAAATCCGGAGATAGTGCAGCATAATGCACGGACGGCTTCGGACGTAGTACAGACAAGCCGTTGATGTTTTTTACCAAAGGTTTTACCCAATACACCACCCAACTCTATTTTTGTCATTATTTCCTGTGACATATTTACCCCATAAAAAAACCCACCGGAGCGCTGAGAGATCCC